GTAGGCACAGCACTAATCAATGCAGGTGTAGACCTAGTGGTAGTTGATTCAATTACCTCACTGCTCCCTGCTATCTACTTTGAAAAAGACTCTGACGAACTCAAGCAACTTGAGAACACTAAGCAGATTGGTGCTGAATCACGAGATTTCAGTAACGCTTGGAAGATGATTAACTATGCTAACAATAAGGTTAAGCCAACACTATTTGTTTTGATCTCGCAGTCACGCAACAACATTTCTGCCATGTACACACAGCAACAGCCCACAGGTGGACAGGCTACAAAGTTCTATTCATCTACAGTAATTAAACTGTTTAGCTCTGAGTCAGATAACCAAGCCATTAAGGGTAAGATTCCGATAGGCGATAAGTTAATTGAACAGAAGATTGGTCGTAAGGTCAAGTGGGAATTACAGTTCTCTAAGACCTCTCCAGGCTTCCAGAGCGGCGAATACGACTTTTACTTCCGTGGGGATGGGATAGGAATTGACAGCGTTGGTGACCTTGTGGACACCGCTGAGATGGCAGGTATTGTATCTCGTACAGGTGCATGGTACATCGTATCAGAAGACAAAAAAGTTCAGGGCAGGGAAGCATTCATTAACTATGTTAAAGAGAATGACGACTTCCGCAAAAGCATTGAGGACCAATTAAATGTCAGCTAAGTACGATGTTCATAAAGGTAAGTTTAACTGTCATACCTGTAAAACAGAAGTATTATCAGTTAGATGGTACTGGACATTAAAAGAATTAACTTGGCTATGTTCAGATGGACATCTTAGTAAAGTTAACCTCAACACTAAAAAAAGTAAGGGGAATTATGAGCGAGAAGAACGAAAGTAAGAGAATTGGTGCAAAACAACATAAAAATTCTGGACGTAATACGACCAAAGGTGATGCTACTTGGGGACAGTTTGTTGTTGATTTTAAAGAAGTTTCGAAATCGTTTACTATTAACAAGGAAGTTTGGGCTAAGGCTACGACTGATGCAATACGTGGTAATAAAGACCCAGCAATTATTATTGTACTTGGCGAGGGTAATTCTAAAGTAAGACTAGCAGTTATTGAGCTGGGTATCCTAGAGCAATTGACTGAATCACAAGAGTAGTGTATAATAGAAGGATAGTAGAAATTGGAAACAATGGAAGAAACAAAGACAACATTAGAACGAGTCAATGGTCTCAGTGAGATCGCTGACTTTATGAACGATGAAGAGCTTACCGAAGCCCTCACGTTTATTGCAAAGGTTATTTTCAAGCCAGAGATTCCTGCACAGGTAGCCTCTATTGAGATTGTTCGCTTGCAAGCCATTGCTGCTAAAATGTCATTCAAGGCTACTTGGATGGCTAACGTAGATAAGGGAGATAGAGCGAAAAAGAATATTTACTTTACGGCTGCTAGTTCAATCAATGAACTTGTTGCTGCACTTAAATATATTACTCGTTAAAAATACTATGACTAAAAATTTATTAAATCAAGTTATGCTCAAGGGTGCATCAGATAAGAAAAGATCATTCCTAGATACTGACGAGCTTATTAAAAAGATTCAGCATGGATACATTATTAACCGTGTTGATAAGCACCAGCAAAAGAAGACCTTTGCACCAAGCACGATTGCATTCTCCCACGGAGAGTGTCCTCGTTACTGGTACATTGCTTTTGAAGGTGCAACATTCACAGACAATGCAGATGCATACGGTGGAGCGAATATGACTGCTGGAACAAAGTCACACGAAAGAATCCAAGCAGCTATGGCAAGTGTTCCAGATCTTCTTGTTGACTCTGAGTTTAAAATCACAAGTCAGGACCCACCTATTTTTGGTTACGGTGACGTAATCCTTAAGTGGGGTGGAGAAGATTTGCTTGGCGAAATTAAAACAATGCCAAACGAAGGATTTGAATATCGAAAAGCAGCAGGGAAGCCAAAGCTTGGTCACCTTGTGCAATTGCTTATCTATATGAAAATTCTGGGGAGAGAACGTGCAGTACTAATTTATGAGAACAAGAATAACCACGAGTTGCTTGTACTCCCAGTAGTACTAAACGATTATCTTAAAGGGTGGGTAGACAACACGTTTGATTGGATGAGAGAAGTTCGTAGTGCTTGGGAGAATAAAACTCTTCCAACTAAGAACTACCGATCAAATTCAAAGATTTGCAAGACTTGTCCAGTAAGGGCAACTTGCGATATCGCTGGTCCAGGGACGTTACAAATAAAGTCTATGGAGCCAATTAATGAAGCATTGTCAATGGTGTGATAGCCAGTTTAAACCAAATGTATCTTATCAGATATACTGCTCTGCTGAGTGTAGAGAAAAAGCAACAAGAGAAAAAATAGCTGAACGCTATGCTAGAAATCGTTTACAAAAACCGTCTCGTAAAAATAGAAAATGTAAAAATTGTGGATCAATTCTTTCAATTTATAATGACGAGCAAATATGTTCTGGATGCGACATTAATCCTTCAGAAGTAAATAAAGTATTAAAAGAGTTAAAGGGGATAGCTGATGGTAAAATTGAGCTTAATTAATCCAAAACCAAAAACAGTTTGCTCAATTGATGCGAGTACAAATAGCCTAGCTTTTGCTATCTTCGAAGACAAGTCTTTAATTAGATTTGGTAAGATTAATTTTACTGGTCGTAATACATATGAAAAAGTTGGAGATGCAGCAAAGAAGTGCTTGGCTTTTTTTAAACAATTTAATATTGATTCCATTATTATTGAGCACACTGTATTTATTAATAGTCCTAAGACTGCTGCAGACCTTGCACTTGTTCAAGGGGCTATGCTTGGATCAGCTCAAATTAATGGCATAAAGATTGCTGGATCAGTTAATCCAATTACCTGGCAATCATTTATTGGCAACACAAAACTCTCGGCGGTAGAAAAACAACAGCTTCGCAAAGAGAATCCTAACAAATCCGAATCTTGGTATAAGGGGCAAGAACGTGAAATCAGAAAACAAAAAACAATACGCTATGTTAGCACGTATTATAATAAGTCTATTAGTGATAACGACGTGGCAGACGCTATCGGAATTGGTCACTGGGCTATCCACAATTGGGAAAAGGTTGACAAATAAGATTATGGCTGCTAAACTGTATCAAAGCGAGGCATGGCTTCGCAAACGCTACCACCTTGACCGCAAGACTCCAGAAGATATTGCAAAAGAGTGTGGCACAAGCGTTGAAACAATTTATGTATACCTTGCAAAGTTTGGACTAAGAAAGAGTAAACGATGAGCGAAAATCTTAAAATCACGGTAGACCAAGTTAATCACCCACCTCACTACACACAAGACCCAAGTGGCGTTGAGTGTATTCAAATAACACGTCACCGTAATTTTAATGTTGGCAATGCATTTAAGTACCTATGGAGAGCAGGACTTAAAGACCAGGCTAAAACAATCCAAGATCTTGAAAAAGCTATCTTTTATATTCAAGACGAAATTCAAAGACTTGAAGGAAAATTCTAATGGCTAGATTACGCAAAACTGATTTCCCTAGTGTTAAGATAAATGATCCATTTATTCGTGTAAACGAAATGAAGTATGAAAATTTTACAATTGAGCGTGGAGAGCTTATTAAAATTACTGGAGAATACGGAACACGCTTTAAGTTTGAGTCTATTACAACTAACCCAGTAAATGGTGCAGTTTGGGTAGACTGCTTTGAAATGTGGCGAGGACGACAAGGTGCGTACCGATCATTCTCTATTGACCGTGTAAAACGTATTCCAAAGCGTAGACCAAGAAAGGCAAAGCCTCGTGTCGTTTGAAGACCTTACTGTAGAACACCTTGATGAAATAAACAAGGTTGTAGAAAAGTATCTTCAGGGTTCTGAGCCTACACAAATTTCTAAAGAGCTTGCTATGCCACGCACAAAGGTTGTTGCTCATATTAACCAGTGGAAACTTATGGCTGCTGACAATGCTGCAATTCGTGCTCGTGCAAAAGAAGCGTTGGTAGTTGCAGACACACACTATAACAAACTAATTAGTAAAGCATATGAAGTTATTGAGGATGCTACTACTATAGCTAATCTTGGTGCAAAAACTGCAGGTATTAAATTAGTGCTTGACATTGAGTCTAGGCGTATTGATATGCTACAAAAAGCAGGACTGCTAGAAAACAAAGAGTTGGCAGATGAAATGCTAGAGATTGAGCGTAGACAGGATATCTTAAAAGACATTCTAAAAGATATTGCTGCAGAGCATCCAGAAGTTCGTGACAAGATTATGCGTAGACTGTCGGAGATCTCTAAAAATCAAGAGGTGATTACTGTTGTCAGAGATGTTTGATGATTTCTTTGAAGTATTAAAAGATAACAACTTTCAAGAAACACCAGTAGATGCCAAGACGTTTGTTGAAGGTGATGCGTATCTTGGACAACCACCATTATCACAAATTCAGTACGACATTGTAGAAGCTATGAGTCAAATATACAAGATAGAAGACCTCATAGATATTATGGGAACTGAAGAGGGTATTAGATATTATAAAAAATATACAAAGAATGAAATTATTCTTCAGCTTGGCAAGGGTAGCGGCAAAGACTTTGTATCTACAGTAGCCTGTGCATACATTGTATATAAACTTCTCTGTCTTAAAGATCCAGCTCGCTATTTTGGTAAGCCATCTGGCGATGCTATTGATATTATTAACGTTGCTATTAACGCACAACAGGCAAAAAACGTTTTCTTCAAAGGATTTAAAACCAAGATTGAACGCTCCCCCTGGTTTGCTGGCAAGTTCTACGCAAAGGTAGACAGCATTGAATTTGATAGTGCTATCACTGTTTACTCTGGTCACTCAGAACGAGAGTCCCACGAAGGTCTTAACCTTATCCTAGCCGTACTCGACGAGATTTCTGGGTTTGCACAAGAAACAAATACTGGAAACGACCAGGGCAAGACTGCAGACAACATCTATAAAGCCTTCCGTGCCTCCGTAGACTCTCGCTTTCCAGACTTAGGCAAGGTTGCACTGCTTTCTTTCCCTCGCTATCCTGGAGACTTTATTTCACAGCGTTACGATGATGTAATTATGGATAAAGAAATTATTACAAAGACTCACAAGTTTATTATGAATCCAGATCTTCCAGAAGATGCGGATGGAAACAGTTTAGAAATTTCGTGGGATGAAGACACAATCATTAACTATAAATATCCTGGCATGTTTGCTGTCAAGAGACCAACATGGGTAGTAAACCCTACTCGCAAGATTGATGATTTTAAGTTGGCATTTTACACAGACCTTGGAGATGCTATGATGCGATTCGCCTGTGTCCCTACCTATAGCTCAGATGCGTTTTTTAAGCAGATTGAAAAGGTTCAGGGTGCAATGACGCTTCGTAATCCCCTCGACAATAATAGACGCTTTGACGAGACGTTTGTTCCAGACCCAGACAAAATTTATTACGTTCATGCTGACCTTGCACAAAAACATGACAAGTGTGCTGTAGCTATTGCTCACGTAGATAAGTGGGTAAATATTCAAGTGATTAAAGATTACCAACAGGTTGCACCAGTAGTTGTGGTAGATGCTGTAGCATGGTGGGAACCAAAAGTAGAAGGTCCAGTTAACCTTTCAGAAGTTAAGCAATGGATTCAAAACCTTCGTCGTCTAGGATTTAATCTAGGTATGGTAAGCTTTGACCGCTGGCAATCTTTTGATATTCAGAATGAGCTTAAGCAGGTTGGTATTAGAACGGAAACAGTTTCTGTTGCCAAGAAACACTACGAAGATATGGCAATGCTTATTTATGAAGAGCGTCTTGCTATGCCATCGATTGACCTTTTGTTTGAAGAATTAACAGAGCTTAAAATTATGAGAAACAATAGAGTTGACCACCCTCGTAAAAAATCTAAGGACCTTGCAGATGCTGTGTGTGGTGCAGTCTTTGGAGCAATTTCTCACACACCAAAAGACCTTAACCTTCAAGTAGAGATTCATACGTTTAAGCAAAAACCTAAAAATCAACTTGCGGAAAGTGCTAAAGGCGTGATAGAATATAACTCTATACCAAATGATGTACGCGACTATCTTGATCAATTTAAAACAATTTAAGGGCATAAAGTGAGTTTAGGCATTGTTTATTTTTCTAACTATTCTGGCAACACCAAAAGATTTGTAGAAAAGTTAGGGCTAGAATCAATTAGGATTCCAATTGGTGATCCTAATGATCCGATTATAGTATCAGATAGATACGTACTATTTGTTCCTACATATGGTGGTGGGAGTGAGAAACACGCTATTCCAAGACAAGTTCGCTCATTTTTAAATGTAGAGTCGAATAGGCAGAAGATGGTTGCTGTCGTAGGTTTAGGAAACACAAACTTTGGGGAAGACTACTGCAAGGCTGCAGAGATGATTGCAGCTAAAACAGGTGTCCCCATATTAGGCAGGGTAGAGATATTCGGCACAGAAGAAGACACAATAACAATTAAGGAAAGGTTGGCGATGTTAGTATGACAAATGCATACAGTTACCACGAGCTAAACGCAATGCTGAATCTCTATGACGAGAATGGTCAGATTCAATTTAATAAGGATAAGGAGGCTGCAAAGGCATACTTTCTTGACCACGTAAATCAAAACACAGTCTTCTTCCACAGTCTCCAGGAGAAGATAGACTATCTAGTTGAACAAGAATATTATGACAAAGATGTTCTAGACCTTTATGACTTTCCATTTATTAAGTCAGCATTCCAACACGCATACGCCAAGCGTTTCCGCTTCCCAACATTCCTTGGAGCATATAAGTTCTACACTTCTTACGCACTCAAGACATTTGATGGCTCACGCTACCTAGAACGATTTGAAGATCGTGTAGTTGTAACAGCTCTTATGCTTGCTAATGGAAACAAAAAACTTGCGATGGATATAGTTGATGAACTAATTTCTGGTCGCTTCCAACCTGCTACACCAACATTTCTCAATGCTGCAAAGAAACAAAGGGGAGAGTTTGTTTCTTGCTTCCTACTCCGTATTGAGGATAATATGGAATCAATTGCTCGTGCAATTAACTCCTCCCTCCAGCTTTCAAAGCGTGGTGGTGGTGTAGCACTAAACCTAACTAATCTTCGTGAAGCAGGTGCTCCAATTAAAAAGATTGAGAACCAGTCTTCTGGGGTCATTCCAGTAATGAAGCTTCTCGAAGACTCATTCTCTTACGCTAACCAGCTAGGTGCTCGTCAGGGGGCTGGGGCAGTGTACCTAAACGCACACCACCCAGATATTCTTAACTTCCTAGATACTAAGCGTGAAAATGCAGACGAAAAAATGCGTATCAAGACTCTTAGTATTGGTATTGTTATTCCTAACATTACCTTAGAGCTTGCTAAGACTAACGAAGATATGTATCTCTTTTCTCCATACGACGTTGAGCGTATCTACGGATTGCCCATGAGCGATATTTCAGTTACTGAAAAGTATCAAGAAATGGTTGACAACCCTGAGATTCGTAAGACTAAGATTAAAGCTCGTATTTTGTTTGAGCGTATTGCTGAACTTCAGTTTGAGTCAGGGTATCCATATATTGTGTATGAAGACACAGTAAACGATGCTAATCCAATCGATGGTCGTATCAATATGTCAAACCTTTGCTCTGAGATTCTTCAGGTCAATACGCCAACCACATACAACGCAGACCTGAGCTACGATAATATTGGCAAGGATATCTCTTGTAACCTTGGCTCACTAAACATTGCTGCAGTTATGGATGGCAAGGACTTTGAAAAAACTATTGAGACTTCTATTCGTGCATTGACAGCAGTTGCAGATATGTCATATATTGAATCTGTAATGTCAATTGCTGAGGGCAATAAAAAGTCTCGTGCCATTGGTCTAGGACAGATGAACCTACACGGTTACCTTGGTCGTGAGCAGATTCACTACGGCTCTGAAGAGGGTATTGACTTCACTAACATCTATTTCTACACTGTGTTGTACTACGCTCTAAAAGCATCTAACAAACTTGCTAAAGAGACTGGTAGCCCATTTGATGGATTTGAAAAGTCTAAGTATGCAACTGGTGAATTCTTCACAAAGTACATTGACCAAGAATGGAAGCCAGCCACCAAGAAGGTTGCTAAGTTATTTACAGATTCAAAGATTGAGATTCCTACACAGCATGATTGGGAAACACTTGCTAAGTCTGTAAAGAAGCACGGTATCTATAACCAGAACCTACAAGCAGTACCACCTACAGGGTCAATCTCATACATCAATAACTCAACATCATCAATTCATCCTATCGCTTCTCAGATTGAGATTCGTAAAGAAGGAAAGCTTGGTCGTGTCTACTACCCTGCACCATTCCTTACAAACGATAACCGTGAATACTTTGCTGATGCCTATGAGATTGGACCAGAGGCTATCATTGATACCTACGCTGCAGCAACACAGCACGTAGACCAGGGGCTATCACTAACCCTATTCTTCAAAGATACTGCTACAACACGTGACATTAACAAGGCACAGATTTATGCCTTTAGTAAAGGAATCAAAACAATTTACTACATTAGAATTCGACAGCTTGCTCTTGAGGGAACTGACGTATCAGAGTGTGTAAGTTGTATGCTTTAGGAGGCGAATATGATAACAAGACCAATTAACTGGAACAAGATTCAGGATCCAGTAGACCTTGACGTTTGGAATAGACTGACGGCAAACTTCTGGCTACCAGAGAAGGTTCCACTCTCAAATGATGTGCAGTCGTGGGCAACGCTACACGATGATGAAAAGATTCTAACAATGCGTGTGTTTACTGGATTAACTATGCTTGACACAATCCAGGGTACAGTTGGAGCAGTTAGTCTTATTCCTGATGCTGTTACACAACATGAAGAGGCAGTACTAACAAACATTGCCTTTATGGAATCAGTACACGCTAAGTCATATTCAAGCGTATTTTCTACACTTGCATCAACCGTTGACATTGACGAGGCATTCAGATGGAGCGAGGATAATCCCTACCTCCAGAAGAAGGCTCAGATAGTCTTAGAGCGATACAACGGAGAAGACCCACTCAAGCGTAAAATTGCTTCAACACTTCTTGAGTCGTTCTTGTTCTATAGTGGATTCTATCTTCCAATGTATTGGTCAAGCCGTGGAAAGCTTACAAACACTGCAGACCTTATTCGTCTCATCATCCGTGATGAGGCTGTCCACGGATACTACATTGGATACAAGTTCCAGCAAGCATTTAATAAGCTATCTGAAACTGAGCAGGAAGAAATTAGGTCATTTGCTTACACACTTCTTATGGAGATGTATGACAATGAGGCTAAGTACACAGCAGATCTTTACGATCCAATGGGTCTTACAGAAGATGTAAAAGCATTTCTTCGATACAACGGAAACAAAGCTCTTATGAATTTAGGATTTGATGCACTGTTCCCAAAGGAAACTTGCAGAGTAAACCCTGCTATTCTTTCAGCATTGTCGCCAAACTCAGACGAGAACCACGACTTCTTTTCTGGTTCAGGCTCAAGCTATGTCATTGGTAAGCACGAGGCGACAGAAGACAGTGATTGGCAGTTCTAGCCTATTACATAAAAATATGATATACTAATTAAATGGAATGTTCATTTAAAGAATGTATTAGAAAATCATATGCAAAAGATCTTTGCCAGTCTCATTATAAAATGAGTATTCGTGGAGAAGAACTTCGTAAGTTACGACCAAGAGAGGGTGCAAGACTAAAAACTTGCACCTTCGATGGTTGTCACAAGCCACACAAAGGAAATAACCTTTGCTCTGGTCACAACTATCAGATGAAAAAGTTTGGTGAATTACAGCCAATTAAATATAACACTCCAGGCGAATGGGGCGAGTGGTACGTAAACGGCAGTGGATACGTTATGAGAACAAAGACCATCAATAAAGTAAGAGAAGGTCAACTACAACATAGATATCTTATGGAAGAACATCTTGGCAGAGAATTACTTCCTAGAGAAAATGTTCATCACATAAATGGCATTAGAGACGATAACCGCATTGAGAATCTAGAACTCTGGGTATCTAGTCAGCCATCTGGACAACGTGTAGAAGACCTTGTTAAATGGGCAGAAGAGATAATAAACCATTATACATAAAGGATTGGGCTACTTCGGTAGCCCTTTTCTTTTGCAATAAAATGATATAATTATATAGTTAAGCTTCTCAAAGCTTACTTAGGAGTGAAGGAAAATAAAACGATTAGCAGTTATTGTAAGTTTGGCTACAATGCTGGCAGTATATGCCTTGTTGTCTTTCGCTGTACCTGCACACTCTGAAATTGAGCAGGGATTAAGTGTAGATGTTTACACCTATGATCCACAATCAACACCAGAAAGACAAGCCTATATCCCCTGTA